CACTGTGCGTAATTGTAGAGGTTGTTTGCCATCAACGTCTTTGAATGTTCGGATATTGAATATACCGAGCACTGCGAAATGATCGCCGACCATGCGTGCAATGTTCGTATTGAAATAGTATTCAGGTATATAAGCCTCCATATACTCGCCACTAAATTCAATATTTGCACCATTTTTAGTAAACGGATTAGCCATATAAATAGCTTTCCTCCTATTCTAAAAATACATAAAAAATAGGGTAAGGAGCATCTATCTCCTTACCCTATTGTCATTCTGCGTTAATTACAAAATCAACAAGTTCTTTGATATATTTAGTATGGTTAGCAATGTATTCGTCTGAGACATTCTCGCCACGACGTACAATATTTACCAATGATGTTGATAGTGCTCTACAGAATTGAATGGTGTATCTATCCATTGTATCTGGTTGATGTTTCAAGAAACGAGCAAATAAAAATACAAATAGATTATTGTATGGTTTATACTCTTCGCCAAATGTATTAACTTCTAAATCCATCATTAATTGGAAAGGAAATTGGAAGTTATTTTTCTCAGCTTTTTCTGTCGCTTTAGCAATGGTATCTTCCATTTGTTTATGAAATCCATGAAGGATGGATTCATTACCTTTCGTATTTAATAAGGTAATGATCGGTCCACTTAATGGTTCTAATGTAACAGCATCTTCCATCGCTTTGATATTGGTTTCAATAATAGCTCGTTTTTCATCAGTTAACTTCTCTTCAGTTAATTGATGACGATAGAACTTCAAGATATATTCATCGAAAGTACTGCTGTTAATAATGGCAGTAATTTCTTCTGGAATATATTCATCATACTGTTCTTGTAGACGATTAATCATGGCATCAATATCATCCAGCTGTTGTTTGGTAGCTGCAAATAATGTGAGCATATCTCGTTCAAATGTTTGCATATTGAAACCTTCAATTTCAACTTCTGGGATAAAGAAATTACCAACAGGACCATCTTCTTCTCTGATCGTTAAAATTTTCTTAACTTCTTCATCACTAAAACCAGCGATTTCATCTTCTGTGCATTCAGATAGACGAGCAAGAATAATTTTAGCATCTTCTTCATCCATTGGTAGAATGGCTAAAATTTTATTCAAAGAAAACTTACGAGTCCGTACAAAGGAATTGATTAAGTTACGAATTTCCATGGCCTGAATCACTTGAGCGTATTCGCGTTCTTCAGGAGATAAGTCTTCTGGTAGATCAATTTTTAAATCTCCTAATTGATCGACTAACTTAGCGGTATCAGTATTCGTTGTTTGCATCGGCGTATTCTCCATCGATATCTCCTCCTAATTCGGTACTCATAGATTCCTGAGCTTTCATTTTAAGCTCTGCGTATTGTTGAAGGAAGTATTGATATACGTCTGCCACAATACCATCATATACATAATCTTGATCATTATCAAAGATAAGATCTAAGAATGGTTTACGGAAATTACCATTGATCACATGCTCTTCAATGCAATATCGAATGACAGAGACATCAAAGTTATCTTGATTAAAGTATTGCATCATATCGATTGGTTCAATATTAATATCTTTAGCAATGGATACGACTAAATTAATATTAGCCAATAGTGTGGCAAATACTTCATCATCTACTTTCTGTTTAAGAGCCATTGTAGATACATCTTTGGCTTTTTCATTGTTTGCGAGTTCATCTAGGATAACATCTACATTTCCTAATGTCACTCTTGCTAAATATTTAGCAACGTTTTTAGTATAATTCACTGTGAAGAACTCATATAAGGCTTCACATACATTTTGAATCCCGTGACGATCTAATGCATCAATCACATCGGGATCGATATCCAAACGGAATTGGTCTTCAATCTTATGAATGATTGTTAAATAAAACTCATTAGCTTCATCACGAATTTGTTTCACATAGTCTTCATCATCACCATTATTGATGGCTAATAAATCCACTTCATCTGTGAAGTTTTCTACAAAATTAGTCCGCATTTCAAATGGTTCTTTGATTTGGATTGAAATAAATTCATCAAGAAGCTCTTGAGATAAATCTTTAAGAGGTGATACTTCAATGACAGAGTCACCTAGCACCTCAAAATCGTTGTCGTGTGTGAGTATCATAATACACTCCTTGTATATAATTTTCGAATAAGTATATACTTCTCTGTACAACTGAGTTTATTTTTTTACAAGTTTAGATGGTATACTGTAGTAGTATACCATCTAATTCATTAGTCACTATTTAAAATATCACATACATCAAACGCTCCACTATAATCATCATACCCAGCTTCTTCATATGGGCTATGGAGTTTTTCACGATATTCATCGTTGATAACTCCGACTCGCATACCAGAAGATGTATTAATATATTGCTCTCGTTCACTATGATAATAATCAGGTGGAGGATTCAAATCGATATGTTGTTTAGGCACATCATCGAGTTGTAATCCACCATATGATTGATAGAGTTGTTGACCCTGTGGATTAGGGAAATATTGCTTCAAGTTATCTGGTAATGCTTCATAAGCATCTGCATACGTTTCAACTTTCTTAACTGATTCTCCAATCGGTTTACGAGGGTCATATTTAGTAATACCATATCGACTTAGTTTACTACCATGGTAGTATACGAATAAAGCGATTAAGTATGCCATAACAACGTCATCATGTTCCCCTTGAGCGGCTTCTATTTTACCACTTGCTTTTTGAATCAGATTGTTTAAATCATCGATTAATTCACGGCAAATAAAATCAGATTTTCGTTCAGCTACATGACGCAATAGAATTTGCATCATCATTGGTCTAGTAGTAGCGGTTGTAGCTACACCGTAGAATCTACGATTATTTGGATCGTTCATCACCATGCCGTGTTTATCCAATCGAGTTTCTACGTCTGGCACCATAGCTTTATCGATATCATAATATAGATTAGCAGCAATGGAACTTCGTTTAAGAATAGCAATAATAGCTGAACCTAGATGGTTCGATTCAATCGCCACTAATGCTTTTGGGATATATCGGTTTACAACATGAATGATATTTTGAGCTGTTTCTACAGCATCGGCTAATGGTGTTTTCATACATGCCACTGGGTGTAATGTATATGGATCGATAATCATAAGTACGGTATTATCGTTATTAACACCCGTTGCACAGTCAACCCCCATGATATACGGAACGGTTTTATCAAGTTTCTCATATACATATAGGGTGAAAATCTTATTAACCATGATTTCATCAATTGGCTCTTTACGGAATCCATTGATTGTATCTAGGTCATCTGGATCGAATGGTGATTCGGATGTACCACGAATACGTTGCAGTAGCACTTCCCGTTTAATCTTGATTTTATCCCAGTTAGATACAGCACAAACCTTTTGATACCATTCTTCATCCATACCGATTTGCTTATAGTTGAACTCGATATAGATAATCCCATTTCTGGAATTGGCTTTCATGAATGACGCAATGTCTTCTTCTGTCATATCATATAATCGTTCTGTGAATACAGCGGCTTGTTCCCGAGTACTCATTGAATCTTTTACTGGTTGGGAATCGATATTCCCTGGTGTTGTAATAAAGATACGACCATACATAGCACCATTCTTCTTAGCATTTTCAGCCGCACGAACATAGGCTGGACCAGCAGCCATGATAATCGTACCGATGTATTTCGTAAACTCAACTTCATCATAGAACTGAATTGGAGCGGAGTTACCACGACCAATACCATCGGCTTTTTCTTCTGTTGCTGCTGATGGTTTGGAATCAATTCGGTTGCCATTCACAGGGTTTGTCATCGTACGAACGTTGTCAAGACCCTTGACTTGTTTGAAATCACCACTTTCATCGATTTCAATACCATACCGGTGTTGCATATAGATAGGTAATACATCTTTTTGTTCTTTCATCTTTCTCAAGTTATCATCAGAGTCTTTTTGTGATTTATTTGAGAAGTTGAATACGGAGTTAGATGTACCAAAGATATACGCCCAATTTAAACAGGCTAACATGGAGTGAGTTTTAAAACATTGACGAGGGATAACTAGATATAAGTCGATGTTTCTGAAGAAGCACCAACAGGCAGCTAGATTCCCACGATGTAATCTAAATTTAGAGCCAGCACCCGGTCCTGTGCCGCCACCTTGTTCTGGGATACGAACACATTCGCGAATAAAATACCATGGATTAATAATACATTCATTGATAATGGCTTGCACTTGTTCTTTCGTTAGATTGGGGCTAAATGGGTCTACATCAGCTAAATCTGGATTATACAATGATAAGAAAAAGGCATTATTATTAATGCCAAGAGATTTTAAATCCCTTGCTGTTTGTATAAATGATAAATTGGATGTAGATATATGATAAAAGAATGGGATACCTCGAGAGTCAATCCCATAAAATTTAGACATATCATACCCCATAGCGGGTTTGGCTCCTTGAGGAATAAAGACTTCTTCCATAGAACCTCCTATATACGAATAAATAAGTCATTAGGAGCGAACTCCTAATGACTTATCATCTTAGCCTTCATACCCAACTGGATATTTTACATATAAACCATATTTTTTAGGAGCGATTTTGGCTTCTAATATCGTTTGACGTAATTCTTCGAGTTCGGATTTTTGTTTTTGAAGCATAGATTTAGATACACGAACACGTTTTCCTAACTCAGGATCATCCAATAAAGATAATGAGTAGTTTACGATACTAAGGAATTTGTATACGCGTTCAATTAAGAAGATTTTATCATCGCTTGTTTCCATATCAGAGATTTCAATACGAATGATATCAATTTCTTTATTATCCACTTTCTTAACAAAACCATGTTTGTCAATAAATTCTTGGATAATTTTAGTTGATTCATAAATCGCTTGTACTTGTTCCACGATATGTTGCTCTGCGATTTTTTCTTGCATCTCTTTCATCTTAGGATTGGATGCTTCTAATGCAGGCACTTTACCATTCACGTTAGTGAATTTGATGAAAATTTTCTTCATGATAGCCTTCACATAGTTTGATAGAAGACCATCCACATATTTTTTCACGTTAAAACGGAGTGTACGAGTACTATACTTCATATCATTGATTGATTCAAAAATCATAAGAAGTACGTAGTTTAACGTATGTTCAAATTCAGTTGTATTTCGATCAACTGTTTCTAACATACCGAAGTTAGTTAAGATTTTATTAAATGCGACACGATACCGTTGTTCTGATTCTGGTGTGGCACGTAACATGGAATCGACAGGAAGATCCCGTGTGTAGTTAACGTATCCAGCCGCTGTTAAGAATGGAATGATATACAAATCACGACAAATAGCACTACGAGCTACAGCATTACTACGGTAATCAAGTGATGTTAATGCTTGGCGTACAATCATCGTTACTGTTTCTGGTAACTCGTAATTGAATACGACTTGTTCGATGCGATATAAAAACAACGTTGCAATTTCTTTGGCATTAAATTGCTTACTAGAGTTATATAGGATATTGGAGTCGATTTCGACGTACCAATCATCTGTATTTTGCCAGATATCGATAATATCATCTGTGGAGTTACTTAATACTTTAACAGAGATATCTTTAATATCTTCAAAGGTAGGGAACAGATTAAACCCAAAGAATGGACTTTGACCAGTCCGATCAATAATCGAGAATTTAGTTTCGATATTGAAAATACGTTTTAGTATTCTAGCTATGTGGTATAGACTTGCCTCGATAGCATCTTCGTCACGAGTATGGATGATGTTATCGAACTTATCGCTAAGCTCTTGGAACTCCATACCGTTTACGATTGATTCGAGGTTGGTCTGAATTCTAGCACGATTGTTGGTATTCATAGTAACCACCTTTCTAATCAATGTTATTTAAGTGTCTAACTAAGCATTATCTAATGAGAAAAAAAGAGATAGAACTAAACGTTCTATCTCTATTGAGTGATTAGTCTTCAATTGCTTTACTAATAGCGTCACGGATATCCATGAAGCAATTGAAAAGTTTTTCAGTATCACCATAGATACCTTTTTGAACCATATAAAGAGTAGATAATTGTTCACGCACTTCTTTAGTGTCATTCTCATCACCATTATCGGTAACATGTTTAACGACTTTAGTGATATGATCAAGAACACCTTCAAGTTCTTTTAGTTTATCAAGAACTTCACCACCTAGTTTATGCATGGCATTTACTGCATCCACTGGGTCAATGGTTTCCACAATAGTCATTTCGATGTCAGATAGTTTATCGAATAGTTCACATGCATCACCAAGAAGGTCTTGATATTCATCATCAAACGATTTAGTGGTGAATATTTTCTTAAGTGCTTTAACATTTGCTGCATATGCTTTATTGAAAGCAGTTAAGTATTTCGGGTTAACCAATTTAGTAGTAATCGTACCGTCAGCATTTTTAGCTTGCACGATATCTTTACTTTTCTTACTGAAAATAGATTTAAGAGCTTTAATCTTCTCAGATAGACTCTTTTTCATTTTAGAGAGAAGGGATTCACCTTTCTCTACTGCACCTTCAGTATCACCCTCTGTGAGTAACAATTGAAGTTCTGTAGATTCGATTACAATTTCTTTATCAAGTTTCATATGATATACCTCTATATTTTTACTAAGTGTTAATATTAATTATTTGTATAAATCACAGAAATCTATCTATGTGAACTATTTAATAACTTAAACTTCTAATTTGAAAGGTATGGTATACTATGGAAAACTTTAGTAATGAGATACTAATAGAATCTACTGAATTGAATCTATTAGTTACCGAAGGCTTAGTTGATAAAGCCAAAAATGTAATGGCTGCTGTTATTAAGAAGATTAAGGAAATCGTTAGTAAAATCAAAGATTTTATCATGAGTAAACTAAAGAAAGACCTTAAACAACTTAAATACGAAGCTAGTTTAATCAGTAAGGATCGAGATGAATATTCTTGTGTAGTGCCTAATAAAGCAAGTCTTGATAAATTTGATAAAGTGTACTTGGATACATATCATCTAGCAGAAGCTATCCTTGATAAATCTGATTTTGATGATTCTGATGAAGAAAAAACTGTTAAATTATCTAAAGAAGCTGATAAAGTTAAACAGCTTCCATTGACAGTGAAAGAAACTATCAAGGGTAATGAATATGCGAATATCATGACAGGTATGCTTGGGTTATTGGAAAAGAAACATTCCTATTTATGGTCTTTAGCAGATACATTCAATTCCGTAGCGAACAAGATTGAAAAATCTGGCGATCGAGATCGTGCTACTGAAATGAAACGTTGTCGATTGATGGGTGATTTATCTGGTAAATTGATTAACTATGTGGTGGCTATGCATAAAGCCTATAAAATGTCTTTACGTTCTCTTCTTAGAGCACAAGGTGTTAAAGGGATTAAAGAACCTGAAAATGATTAATACCACTATATAATATCATACTATTTTTTTAGTTAATGAAAGGTGATTTGTACAATGAATACAAGTAATGAAATTCTAATTGAAAGTGCTCAATTGGATTTATTGGTAACCGAAGGTGTAGTTGATAAAGCCAAGGGTGCTTTCAAAACAGTGATTGAAAAAATCAAAGCACTCTTTACTAAAATCGCAAATTTTGTTAAAGAAAAATTGGCTAAAATCGATTCCGATATTTTGGAAAAGGCTGTCAATGTAATTAAAGGCGTTTCTGGCTCTTTCAAACTTGAAGGTGATATTTATTTCATGAGTGCCTCAGTTGTTATTGCTAAGATTTTAGCTGGTTTACATGCTCTTAGTGCACAAGTTGCTAAGATTCCAGGTATGACAGAAGATAAAGTAAAAGCAGTTCGTGAAAAATTATTGGATTGGAAAGATAATTTTGATAACATCTCTGATGAAGCTCAAAAAAATGTTACATCTGATATTGCTGCTATTGGCAAGGGTATCAGTTCTGTACTTGAACTTATTAAAAAAGGTGCAAGTACAGTTGGTTCCATGGCTAGTGCAGGTATCGATGCTGCTAAACAATGTTCCGTTAAGAATGTTAGTGCCATTCATGTACAAACAGTACAATTATATTCCAGCTTAGTTGCTAAATTATTAGCTAAACTTAATTGGCTTAAAGCAAAAGCAAAATCCATTGCTAGCAAAGCTGTTTCTGCAGTTAAACGTGCATAATAAAAGTAGGATAGAATCCATTGCGATTCTATCCTACTTATCTTTTTAATTTTCAGTTTTTACAATATTTCGAGCTAATCGACGTAAGTTATTTAAACTCATACGAGTAATACGGAATATAAGGGATGTCATAGATACGAATAAGTTAATAAATCTGCTTGTGATTTGATGAACCTGTTGAGAGGCTTTATCATCACGTAAGTTCGCTATTTTAGTTTTAATTCGTTTAATATTGACATCAGCAGTCTGTACTCTAGCTTTAGTACCTAAGTTAGCATACATGACTAACTTTTTAATTAAGCTAGGGTTGATATTGGTGCGTTTATGAGAACTCAATTGAGTTCGTACCGTATTGACACGGTCACGCATATCGTCGATATCTTTAAAGGACTTATCCCAATCGATATCGGTACCACTCAATGCGGCACTGATATCTTTAGCATAACTAGGGAGTTTATTTAAATCCATTAATAGCTGACGAAAGCCAGGAACATCTGGTACAGCCATGGATTTGTTTTTAAATCGACCCTTCTTTAAGTTACGACTAGCAAGTGTGTCGAGTACTACTACGTTAGCCTTCTTAACTAACGCAATAAATTTAGAAATGATTTTTGAAACAAGGCTAGAAGCCTTCTCAGCAATTCGAATTAAGATATCTTTAATTTTAGTTGCCGTTTTAGACTTCAATAAGTTAGTTTCAGCTTCAGTAGTATACAAGACGTATTCTTCATATTCTATAGCAGAATCATAATACATCAACGTGTACTCCTTTCATTAAAGAATATCCCCATATGGCATAATAACCATATGGGGATATAACTTATCGTTCCAATAACGTAAACACGTTATGCGTTAGCTATTAGATATGGCTAGCGGATAAGCTGGAGTATACAGCATTAGGAGCTAAACCAAGGTTACGTTCACGATATTGTTTGATGTACAAGCAAGATTGAACAGGAAGTACTTCAATGTTTTCGTAACGTTGTACGCACATGATGTTTGGAGTCAATGGAGTTAATGCGTTACGGTAGTTAGTTTCGATGTTGAAGCTATATTCATAACGACGGTATGTGATAACAGTGTCAGTCAAAGGAATAACAGTGATACGGAAACCTTTTTCTACTGTTTCTTTTTGGCTGGCAATGATGTGTACACGAGTACCATCAACAGTCATAACACCAAATTTGTAGTCAAGTTTAACACCACCGATGTTGGAGTCGGAGTTCAATACCCAACGGATGTCATCATCAGTTGCATTTAACAATTCGACTACGTAGGAGTTAGCAGAGATAGCAATCATAATACGTTCGTCACGTAACTTAGTTTTGATGTAAGAAATCATACGACCTAAGTAGTAACGAAGTTGTTTACTTCTCCATTCGGATTCTGGAACCATGTATGTGCTTGGTGCAGCCATATCGAAGGATACTTCATCAGCGAATTGGAAGTTATAACCCATTGGTTGGAATACACGGTTGCCCATGTTTTTAACTTTTTGGAAGGATTGTTCCAAGAAACGTTGAGTGTTGGAGTCAGCAGTTTGTGCACAAACGTCAGACATATCGGATACAACTTCAACAGTTACATCGATATTAGCCAAAGCTTTTTCGTCTTTAATTTTTTCCAAAGTCAAACCAGCGTTGAAACGTTCTTTTTCAGCGATGGTAATTTGTTGGTTATGACGTTCTTTATCCAATTCAATTGTTTCGTTGTTGTTTGCATTGGACAAGTGACCACCGAATTGAATACCTTTAATGGTGATGTTAGTGGAAGGATCTACCGCTGCAGATACAGTTACTAAGCCATCATAAGGAGAATAGGAACCGAACACTTGTACTTTGTTAGGTGCTTGTGTAGGGTCTACTTTATTTTCAATTTCAAGAGTGTATTTGAATGTGTTGTTAGCATAGTCAGGACGGATATCCAAGTTGTCAACTACGATAGTTTCCATAGAAGTACCAGGACCAGGAGTTGCAGGTACAGGGATTTCCATTTTGATAGCTTTGATGCCGAAGTCATAGGACAAAGCATCACGTTGTTCCAAGGAACCACCGGATTCTTCAAGGATGTTCAAGTCGAACAAAGGCAATGTACCACCAGCTTGTGGATACCATTTGTTTGTTACTTCTTTACCAATACCTTGATCGGTGAATTCATAGTAAGAACCATCGTAGAAACATTCAGGGAAATATTTCTTTTCACCTTTCTTGTTTTTCAAGAAACGGCGTTCGTAAGCATATTTCACGATTGGGGATGTAGATACGATAGTTTGAAGCATATCTTTGAATTGGTTAGCAATGTATTGTTTTTTCAAGATAGGCATTGTCAAACCAACGATTGGTTCGATCAAACCAACGGAAGATGCTTCTGTCAACAATGTTTGACGAGTATTTTCAATGTATTGGTCCATTTTGTCGGAATGCATTGCAACGTATTCGTCGTTGTTATTGTGACCATACGTAGCGAAAGAAGATTCAGAAGTAGCTTCCAACGCATCGTTGAACATAGCTTCTTTGTATGCTTCATATAAAGGAGCAACGTTCAATACTTGTTTCATATCGGAAAGGATATCGATTTGGTAGTTGTTACGGAAAGATTCAACAGTTGCTTTGAATTGCTCTTTGAAACCACCGTCACGATTATCAGTGAAAGATCCTACACCAGGAGTTACTTGGCGTTCGGAATCATAGATGTGTTGATACATTTGTCAACCTCCTAAATTACTTTTGTTTTCAAGAAAAAATTTGATGGTTTAATTAAAACATCAAATAGTCAATATGATTTAACTATTTGTTTGACCGTTATCTTCGTTAATTTGCATAGTACGAAGCATGTCTACATTCAACTTCAAGATTTCAGAAAAATATTTGAAGTTGTAGAGGTTGATGGAATGGTCATTGCCATCATAGTACAATAAGATGTAATTGTACACGACTTCTCCCAATCGTGTCAAATTCTTACGCACTTGATTAATTGTCACAGAAGTTAAGATATTATCTTTTCTAGCCTCTGTTAATTTTTTGTTAGAATTTTCAATTGTCTTATAGAGAGAAATAAAATCTTTAAGGAGATTGATTTTATTTATCTTTTTATTCTTATCTGCATTAGGATCGCCATCAGTAGACTCACCATCAGCACTATCATCAGTGCTGTCAGAATCACCATCTGTAGAATCCCCTTCAGAATCAGCGTCAGAAGAATCGCCACCGTCAGAATCACCAGATTCGTCCATGTCACCAAGGTCGTCATCCATGCCATCAGAATCAGAATCACCAGTATCGGAGTCATCAGAATCACCAGAATCGGAATCCGACCCTTCTTTATCTCCTTCAGTAGAATCTTGAGTATCCGCTGTATCGTCTGTAGTAGTATCATCTGTGTCTGTATTTTCACCATCTTCATCATCTTTAGGGATTTCTCCACTTTGTTCTTCATCGAGAGGCTCCTCATCACCTAAATCATCATTTAAATCTTTACGAGCATCTCGCATGGTATCACGTGTCGTCTTTTCGTCATCTTCTTCATCTTTTTTATCATCACCATCAGCTTCAGTGACAAAACGAGTTAGGATAGATTCATAGACATCATCTATGCTACCGATGGAATCATCATCGGAAGATTCCACGATAGGTTCATCATGAACTTCAGAGATAATAGATTCAACTACAGAACCACCATCAAACATATGACGATTAGAGCGATTATCAATGATAGTATACTCACCAACAGGTTCTACATCAAATGCACCTTCTGCCCATACTTCATCGAGTATGTTAGTGTATGGGCATTCATCAATAGATGGAGTATCGATACTAATATCATACTTTGGTTTAAATACGGTTACTTTAGTACCAGTAGGAATATCATCTGAAATAGATAACGCATCAATAGCATGGTGAATGGAACGGTATAGTTTGACAATCTCACCTTGTTCTGGATTGATTCGAATGGGTTCTGTACCAGATAAAGATGTGGATAGTCTAGCTAAATATACATCACTGGTGTGTTCACTAGTACCTGATTCTAATATAGAACTCCATAAATCCATATTAATTGCCTCCTAGAATACGTTCTCGAACGTCTTCAATTTGTGTTTCGATTTTGTTTTCAAGACGCATTAATTTATATTTATTTTCATTATCACCCGCAGATTTCGCATCTTCAATCTTTTCACGAACCATTTTAAGTTCCATTTGAAGTTCTTGCATGATACGACCACGAGTTTTCTTAGTAATAGATTTATGAGCAGCCAATGTGCCTAAGAAGGTAACGATTGCCAATGCACCACCGCTAACGAGAGCAACACCAGCAGCTGGAGCTACACAGCGAATAAAGATATTCTTCAATTTAGAGAATGCGGAACCTGTGATCACTTCTTCACGAGTATCTTCTTTAAGTGAAGAGTTAATCCCATCGGTAATATCCTTTATCGATTTCATAATAGGAGCAGCGATTGCAGTTACCGATTTCTTAGCTGCAACTAATTTACGACGAGTTTTAGCAGATGCATCTGCAATTTTACCACCAATTTCTTTAGCTTTAGAATATAGATCTTCATAGACTAATGCTTCACAGAACTTATCTAAGTCCATATTAGTAGCTTCACAAGCTAAATTGAAATTGGCTTCTAATGCTTGTACATACTCATCATGGGATTTATAGCTAGAGGGAACCATGAACTCTAGTAAGAAGAATGGATTTTCTTCAATAGCGGCTTCCATCATACCAAATGCTTCAGTAGCAGAAATACCAAACTGCTTCATAAGAAGATTGACATGAGGATGGTATTTCAAGTTATTTTTATCAGTGATAGTCATAGATTCCATAGTGGGGGACATAGATTCGAATGTCGGACCCTCTGTAGGAGGAATAATGCCACCCGATTTACAGATCGTTGCCAAGTCAACTGGCATGATTTTAATATCACCATCAACGTTGATGACTTGGAAGAAGTTACTGATTCGGTTACCTTCATATACAGGAACAATGTATACCATATGACCATCAGCACCTTCAGTACTTACCGTCATAAGCATAAAGTCTTTTGTTTTAGCAGTAGTTGTTTGAAGTTCAACCATTTTACCAACCACATTATCAGGGATAGCTGTGAATGGGTATACTTGCTGACCTTCACCACGAATCACTTCATATGCATGTAATCCATGATTACGGAAGCCAGTTTCGATTTGTTCTTCTGTAATCTGGTTACCTGTATTTACTTGAGTATTGAACGCTACGATGATACGTTCGAATAGTTTAGTTGCGATAACTAGACCTGCACGTTCTTCTTGACTAACAGTAAGAACTTCAAATGGTTCGTATGTTGTTGTGTCAGAAGGGTCTTGGTTATCACGATCAACGAATGTAATATATCCTAAGATAATCATATCCGTATGTTCCGGATACACTGGAGCGATGTAGGCACCTTGTACCCATTTAGGAACGCCGTATTTAACGGCACTGTCTATTTTTCGAAATACAGCCGGTCTTACGTCACCGACATATAACCGTTTATTTTGCTTAAACGCTTCATATCGAGCTACATTAAGAACAGAATTTGCCGTAATCTCATCTAAGTAGATAGATTGAGCAGAGTCCTTCGACCGACCAACATGAATGTTAATCATATTCGACTAACCACCTTTCTGTTGTATACTAAAAAGTTTACCAATATGTCCAGGTGTTTATTTTCCCGATAAAAACAACTATATAAGTTAATAATGCTAAAAAAATAAACCAAAGGAGGTTTACGATCATATGAACAAAGGTAACGAGATTGTTGCATGCTTAGTCATGGAACAAACTACAGAACCACAAACTCCTGAGATTATGCAAGTAATCAACCAACCAGGTACAGATTATGTACGTTTCCGTACATGTCTTCAAAACTTCAATACATTCAATAGAAATAATCGTAATTACTTTCGTGAACCAATGGTGAAAGCTTGGGAAGCTGAACATATTCAAGAATTGTTACGGTATGGTACATTCTTTGGGGAAAATGGTCATCCGAATACAAAAGACCCTCAACGTGTCGTTAGTATTGACCCTAATAACTTATCCCATAGAATCGTAAGCTATGAATTCGTTGGTGATACTGTATTTGGAATTATTGATACAGCCAATGATTACAATGGTCCTGGTCATCAATTCAAAGGTCATATCTTACAAGGTGCTAAAGCGGCATTTAGTTTACGTGCATTGGCTCCAATCACTAAGATTGATGCGACACGTGGCGAAATCCGTTCTACACCTCGTATCATTACCTATGACCGTGTTATTCTACCATCCCATAAGGTAGCTTACCAAACAGATGATCCTATCACAGCGATTCACGAATCCGCTGGTGTAACAGCTATCGCAACTGAACAAGTGGGTGATATCTGTATCCCAGTTAGTGAATGCCTAGGTCTTCCTGGCTTATCCGATTTCTTATTAGAAGAATCCAATATGGCTAAAAACATAGCAGATATGTTTGAAATTAATTACGAATCCGCTACATTAGATGCCACTGGTAAGAATTTAGTACTACAAGAATCTGCTGTTGATGGTACTCGTCGTACATTCACAGTTGGTTTGGAAGACTATGTTCAAGAACAAGTATCTGATATTTTAAGAAATATGTAAGGGTGATCGTATGTCAGTCTTTCGTGATAAAGCACATATATTAAAACTTATTAAACAGCATTGTGGATTATATTCTATCCAACTCCCAGTAGATGATAACTGTCTATACCATGATATCATTGTGGATGATACTATTCCAACATTTTCCACATATTACCCAAGAGTTCTCCATGTACCGGCGAACTTAAACGAACTTCGTATCCGTAACGATAAAGAGAATACAATTGCTGATATGAGTAACATCTATCAATTACCACCGATTCTTACTGATGCGAGTGATCGTTTCATTGTTGGTATTGAAAGTATTCGACCATTCAATGATTTACGATATCAATCAGTACCATCTGCCTATGAAACCATCGAATCATTCCAAGCGTTGGCAATTTCTCAAACGGTGGGTGACTTGGCATCTACTATGGAACCACCATTCCTAACAGAGTTTTTACCACCAAATCGTTTTCGGGTAAATAACGGTACGTATTATAAGGACCAAGTTATCATTGGGGTAGAAGTATCTTATTCTACTGAACTATATGATATCCCTATGACCCTTCGTCAAGCATTTTATAAGCTTGCCTTATTGGATGCTAAACGGTATTTCTGGAATCAGTTGAAATATTGGAAAGATTTCCAAACATCCATCGCATCGTTTAATCTACAAATCGATGATTGGGCTGATGCTGAAAGTAAACGAGAAGAGTTATTGGAACAGTGGGATCAATCCTTCCACTTAAATCGTGTAGCCGCCGTATGGTGCTAAAAAAAGAGAACCGAAAGGTTCTCTTTTTATACTATTTTTCTGATGATGGTAGACACTATCGTCAATGTGTCAATCTCATCAGATTCTAGTTTTTCTCCTTTGTATTCGTATGATGCGATACAAAGGACTGCTGTGGCGCCTAGCCATTTTACGATACTGAACATAGGCTATACTAATGCACGAATGAAGCCTTTTACAGCTTCCTCTGCACCTTTCTTAACAACCGCGTCAACTAAAACATCAGCAACTGCAGCGGATGCAGAAATACCACAGATTGCAAGAGCCCCACGTGTTAGGATTTCAGTACGTTCACTGACGTTATTTGTTTTAAATAAACCATTACAAGCATCAGCACATAATGGGCCAAATACATACCCATTTACTAATACAGTCACTGCAAATTTAGTAATACCCACAATCATTTTCTTTCTCCTTTTTAAATAAATAAACTAAGAAACTGAGGATTAGTCCTCAGTTTCTTTTTTGGCTTTTTTATCTTTTTTAGATTTTTTCTTTTTCTCGATAGCGACAGTGATCATCGCATCTTGAATACTGTTGTGTAGCATTCTATAGTAACAGAATTGCCCACCTACAACCATACCTGTACCTGCTGCAATACATAGGTATGGATGCTCTTTCACAAACTCTTCGACTAGTTCTAGTACTTCATTTATCATTTTTTTAATCTCCTTTTTAAAACACATAATGATAAATCATGAATAGTTCTATAGGACGTTTCCTTTTTATTTTATTCCTATCTCTATTCATGATTATAATATATATTCATACACATAAAAAATACGGATATACTTGGCTACAAGTATATCCGTTTATTTGGTTATAGATTAGGATTCCAAACACGAATCTCTCTGAAGTTGATATAGTTATCCAATCGAATGTGGATATAGAACTTACGATGACGTAATGCCCTATAGAGATGGATATCAAATGGAACTTCGACTGGTGCATGATCTTTAGATTCTAATAGAAGTGTATGGGTTCTAGCTTTTAGACTTTCGTAGATTTCAGTGCTATCGAATGAGTTAGGTTGGGCCACACCATCAATCAACTCAGTGAATCGAACCCCATGTAAGAACATGAGAGAACGACGATTTGGATGATTGATAACTAGATCACCTGGTTCGATAGGACTTATGTATTTAGCACATACATTTCTAAAGTCTAATGGGAAATCCCAATTAGAATGGAACATTTCTTTTACAAAGAGCCCCATATCGGTAATGAAATAGATTACAAATTTATCATCACGTTTATTTGATACAAACGATTTCAATGCATAATATAGCATAAACTGTCCATGTAATAGACCAGTACAAAACGAATCTTGTCGGTCGTACCAGTCAGTAGACGTTAATGGTACTTCTTTTAGTAGATACGCTGTTGTAGGGCGGTCTATACTATGAGTCTTACAGTAGTCCACATAGGATGGAAGTTGTCGGATCATAGAAAAATCACCTCGCTTTTGTAATTAGTATAATGTATCGATAAGGGAGAATGTCAAAAAAAAAAGAAACCTTCGGGTCTCTTTTTTAACTTTCTTACTTAGTACTAAAAATTAGTATCGAATGAGCGTACATATAGTACATCACCCTTCTCGTCATATACACGATCTTTCAATGATGGAGATACCAAATCTTTACGATTTGGATTATTCTCGCGTATAATACGAGATACAATATACATTGTACCATCTCTAGGTGCTGGTAAAGATTCGGTGTCTCCTTGATTAATTTTATTTAATACAACCTCAATACCATCTACCTTGATACTACCAGCATTGGAAATTGTGCTATTTGATCTAGCTACAACTCCTATCTTTCGGTAAATAACCGTTTGACCATTAGGGTCTTCATAGCCCACTCCATGTGGGCATAAATTTAAGAATCTCATTTTGATTATCCTTTCTATATAATGATTATGATTATCTATAGTAATAATATATATTTATAGTATAAGTAAGAACAAGAACGAAAAAAGAAGAATATGGTTTCCCATATTCTTCTTACTAATGTGATTAATAACCACCGCCAGAATCTCCTTCATTTGGAGCCAGTTTAAGGAGGTCATCAGATTGTAATTCAGCTTTAAAGTCAAGTTTAAGTTTCTTGATATCTTCATCCAATTCTTCAAAGTCAAGTACACCTTGCATAGTGATATTCTTAACAACGTAGCGATAGATTCTATCCTTAATACGTGGATCATCTTGGTCATTATCACCACTATACATCTTAGTGATAAATTCAGCAATGGAATCGGAAGAACTGATAATATCAACGATATTTTGACTATTGAGTGCTTTCGGTCTTGACCATTCGAAATAGATGTTATCGATATCAACTTCGTCTATACCATATTCACCAAACGATAATAGTTTACGATAGAGTTCAGTACAAGGGATTTCCAATTCAGTTTGCATAGAAACCATACGTGATACGAATTTACTATTTAGCATTTGAATTTGTTTAGCAAAGTCAACTTCTTCTAAATAGTTAATCATAGCACTAGGACAACCTGTATTAGAAATCATACCTTTACGAAGTAATTCTAGTAACGGAGTATCGAGAGGAATATCTTGACCTTGCATAACTTCAATTTCAAAGGCACGTTCACCATTAGCACCTACAGGTACAGCTAAGTCTCTACCTTTACCTACTTTAGATAAGATACCGCGAACAGAACCAAAGTCATTGTAACTAATTTGGTTCATCTTATAGTCGGATACCACTCGATTGATACGGTTAGTAATGTCTTTATCGACACCATTACCTTTAACCATAAACATACGAGTGTCAGAACTACGAGTTACGATCATGATAATCTTAAAGAGTAAGATGGATAGATAGAGCATACCGTAGAATAACGAACGTTTCAATACAGATACACCCATGTGAGTATTATAATCTTCATTGACTTTGAAATGAGTCATATAGTTCACTGGAACAAATTGCACTTTGAACGACTTCGTATAGAAGTTTTCATATGATATAGCATTGGCAATCAATTCTTTAAACTCAGCATTCTTACGTAAGAATTTCTTATCAACACTTTCACAGATACGAGCAGACAGTAACGATACCAATTCTTCTTCAAACTCACGTCGTTTACTGTTTTGAAACAGCATAGTGGTACGACTCAATGTATGAACTGCATTCAATACATTAGAACGAGTTTCATCAACGGTTTCATATAGAACGTAATACCCAAGTGTATAATCCATAATACGAATTGGAATCACACGACGAGGGTCATATAGTTTCATATAGACACCCTTAACAGTGTCTTTGAATTCTTTCTTATATGCATCCGTCAAATCATTAATATTTTTAGCATCCATTGTACCATCGGCAAATGGATTCATGGATTTACCTTTATCAGCTGTAGGGTCAGCTACTGTATTCCATGTCTTAGATTTCTTCTTCGTTTGCATAGCTTTGAATAAATCCTTACGGATATCTTCATCAGCTAATCCTGCAATAGAAGCATCTTCTAATAATGGGACGCCTGGGTCATTGATTACACTAATACCTTCCATGATAGTATTAATCGTATTCACCATATCAGACCGTTTATATTTGGTATCAACTTGCTTGAAATCATCTTCATATCGTTCCAATAATGGAGCGATCGATTCCATAGCAGGTGTTAGAGTACCCTTCTTCGCATTCTCTGGGAGCGTATTTTCATACGCAATCGTTTGTTCAAAGATATTTGGTAATCGTTGATCGTTGTACCGATCATCTAATGCTTTGAATTTAGCGAATAGGTCAGTATATGGTTGGGTAAATACAAAGAAGTTACCATAGGTAAGAGTACCAGGGATAATAATCTTTTTGATTTTATCCATAATCCCAGTCACTTCTTCCATTGATTCTATGGTTTCTAACTTTGTTTCATTTTGTGTAGCATCCGATTCTCCTTCGAATCGGATAATACGTGATGCTTCTGATGTGATATTATCTGTATTCGTAATCGCATCACGCATGGTTAAAATAACTTCATCTAATTCAGATACTTGTTCTGTGAGTAGACGAAGGTCTTCATACATATTATTTACGTTTTTATATCGTTCACTAAGAATGATATTAATTTGACTATTTTCATCACCCAATAGTTCTTCAATCGATTGCCCCTGCATGAATGTGTTCATGCTAGTGTATGATTTAGGACTCTTTGTGAAAATAGAATTTATAAATGCAGCAACGTCTCTACCATTATGAGTACCAGACACAAATCGATTAGTTTCTTTCTTTAACAGTGTATCGATCTCATCTGACATGGCATTGATTTCGTTTTGTCGTTTGTTACTATCGGTTAATGTAGTATTTTTAAACAAATCGAATAGACTGCTGATAGTACCATTTGTTTTAGCAATTTTCTCTGCACGAGTTTTCATATCTTTCAAATCTAATTCGGGCTGCTTGCTTTTGTTTGGTTCATTATCGGCCAAGTACTTCACCTTCTATTCTCTAATATACTAATAATTTCACATTACAGAGTTGTTAAAAACGGTAAAAAAAGAAGACCCGAAGGTCTTCTTATTGTGTCCCCTAATCAATAGGAAACAATGTAATGCTTAGTATAGACATCCCAGTTTTCAGTCAATGAATGTAAGATCACTTCATAGATATCAAACTTACCATCCATTAATCGATAATGCACTAATACTTTATCAGCTTTCTTAATCGCTGGTAATAATTCTTTTGTCAATACCATATGGATTCTTGGTGCTAAGGCAAACTCTTCGATTTTATAATCGATTAGGTTACAAAGTACTACTTCAGGAATTTCCTTAGTAACCCATCCATTCTTACCAGATTCGATATCCTTCATATCATTCATGATCGTACGACGAGGTAGATAGTCATTCATTGCTACATAGGCATCAGCATCAATAAACTTACCAATAGAGAAACAAAGCTGTTTCTTATCATTGGATAATTTGAACTCATTATCATCAGTATGGGTTTGGGTCATACAGATTCCCTTTAGTGCCTTACTTAATGAGTCAATATCTAATATAGTACACTGCATGAATTCTTCATCAAATTTATGACGAACCAAACTTTTTGTATACGCTGGTCGTTTCACTGTTTCTGCATACGGTGGAAAGATAAATCCATCCACCGATATATAGCAGTCATACATATTCTTGATCACTTGGTTGAGATCATAGATTGCATTACGTTTCTTAGGGGGTATTACTAAATCACGCACTTCCATATTGACCAAACTCCTTAATTAATTCTTCACCTGTTGGTAATCCGAAGTACCGATTACCAATAAAGGAATAATCTTTCGATAGGTAGTCTTCTAAGAAGACTTGACCTTCATCGTAAAATACATTATCTGGATCTGTATTATATTGACCAAACCCTTCTAATTTGATTTTACCAATCATCGGAACGGTGCCAATATTATGGGTGATAGTGATATTTGGATACATTGATGAGAAGTCGTAGTCGATAACTCGACTAAAGATAAACTTCGATGGTCTTCCTAGGATTTCAACACCAACCTTTTCATTCAGCATCGGGTCACCTACGAGAGCACCTGCAAACCCTTCTTCATCCTCATCCTCATCCTTGTCAGCACCGTCATTATCAAACCCACGGTTACCATAATCGATATTGT